TAGGAGTCAATGAGGATATGGAATCGCACTGACCCTGTATAGTAGTAAGGATCTCTTCGGAGTCCTTACCCTCCTGTAAGCCGTCCTTAATTATCAGCGATAGACGCGAGAGGTTCCGTGTCCTATGGGACTCCACCATGTCATCCATGAGACTCTTGAAGTGCAACTCGCTGAGTCCCGCGTCATGCGTGGACCAGACTGAGTTAGCATCGAGTCCCTTCTGCCCCTTGGACATATCCGTGAACAGGGACATCGTGCCAAGGATCACTCCCTTGGAGTCCAGCTTGCACATAGCCTCCCACATTGACTGAGTGTCGTGGGCCGTAAAGAAGTCACAGTTGATGCCGGACTCCTTTGCTTCATTCAGTAGGGCGTTGCACCCATCGTTTATCTCAGCCTTTAGGATTGTCCCCAGAAGGCTCTTTTCTAATTCCTTCATGGCTGTGATATCAGGAAGCAGGGTGTCCTGTCACCTACCCATGCGCCTATTTGGTTGAATTCAAAGTATTCGACAGCCTCCTCTTGGGTCATGCCATCGGCGATCATCTGGTCAATGACCTTCGCCTTGTCGTAGCATATAATTGGGTCCTGTCCTATTCTTTCTACGACCCCTGCAATGCAGTCATCAAAGCCGTCCATCTTTAGTAGCGGTTCACCCGCGTCAATGTATCCTTGTAGTAATTCGTTCATGGTTTTTGTTGGTTCTAGTTATTAATGCGTGGCCACCACTGGTCCCTGCCTTGTAGGACCCACTCTTCTAAGTGGGCTAGGTCCTCTGAGTAAAGCGGATTGTTAGAGGTGATGGAAGTAAAGCCATCGAAGGTCCCGGAAGGGTCAATCAGGAACTTAACGACAACATCGCAGGACTCCGCCTTCTCGTTGTCCATGTTGAGCATATAGCTGTAGTTCATAGTTTTTTTGTTTTCGTTGGTTCATTTAATTAAGAAGTAATAAAAAGGGGAGAGGCATGACCCTCTCCCCCCTGATAGTCAAGCAATCCCTAAAAAGGATCGTCCCCAATGGGAGCCGCTGTGGGCTGATTTGGGATGCCGTCCCTGCGGTATTGCTCTGGCTGTTTGTCCTCATCGAGACGAGTCAAACGGATGTTCATAACAGGGCCAGCTTGGCTCTGGTTCTTCCAAGCCGCCGCACGGTACTTGCCCGGTGCAGTGACTTCTAGTGTTCCTGTGGCGTGAGGCGATGAATCGGACTCACGTTTGCTTTCTGGGAATAGAACCCCAGTATTTTCGTTGTTGTACTTTGGCATTGTATTATTGGTTATTAGAAGTCAAGGTTCGAGTCAGCTTTGGCTGTCTGGCTTATCTTCTTGGTTTGTGTTGTTGGCTTCTTGCCGTGATTGTTAGTAGCATCAGCGTCCTTGGTATCATCGATAGCAAAGAGTCCGTTGAGTGCATACTTACGAGCGTAGGAACTAGCTGACCCAGTAATCTGTGAGTCATCCATACCCTTGCGAGTCTCTGCTTCTCTAGCAAATCCGTTTGCCTGGATGGTGTATTCACCTTCAGTATCTGCTAGCACAGCCGCGGATTTGACGTAGACACGTCCACCTACTTCGACTATGTCGTCAGTGATAACAAGTGTGCAGTTCCACTCAGCGAGCAGAGGTTTGACAGCTGTTAGTATATCCTCAGCGGAACGGTAAGCGTACCCGCCGAACTTATTAGTCTGCCCCTTAGGAGCTTTCAGGGACCATTGAATCCCTTTGAGTTTTGAATGTATATTCAATTTATTCATGTTTATGTTTAGTTAGTTCACGGAATAGTTTGGTTCGTTCTGAGGCGTTAGAACATTCCATGAGTTGTTTTCGTTTCGCCCCTAGATCTACTAAAGTGGCCTTTTGTTTTTCGGATGTCAAGGATTTAAATCTTTTTGAAAGTTGAGTCAGTCCAACGGGGTGCAATACATCCAATTGCTCCTGCTCAAGGTAAGCGGCCATAGCGTCAAGCACTCCAGGTAAATGCTCTTTGTCTCCCTTGCACATTCTCATGTAGAAATTCTCCACTTTCCCTAGGAGACTGTTTGCTTGTCTGGATATAACACCTCGCACCAACCCGGTCTGGTGGTCGTGATCCAGAACCCAGTCATCTTTCTTTGTTGCCAATATGGGACAGCACAAGGGCTTGTTCTTTTCCCTGTATTCTTTTATTTTATTTTGTGGAAGATACATCTAGTTCTGTGAGTAAATCCTTGAGGGCGTTCTTCTCTTGGGTCAGTTGCTTACGCTGCTCCATCATCCTCTCCATCCTGAAGGACAGAGTCCGTGATTCCTGTCGGATCATATCGATCCTAGTCTGTATTCTTTCGACGTTACTTTCTACTTGTGTCATGCTCATATTATTTTTTGAAGGGACGGAGTTGGCTCTGCTCAAGTGCGTAACCCCTTCCGTAACCTAGATCCTTTATGTTCTTTTTGTTTATTAGTTCATCCTTCCAGCACCAGCCAACCAACTTCACGGTCCAACGATCCGGAGTGATGCACATGATATACATATCCACATCGGGGTTGTCCTTAAGGGTTGCCAGTAGCTTTCCGAGGGCGTGGTGAGTGCTTTTGACATCGTAGGAGTAACCGTTCATTACCCCATCGGCTGACCCAGTGCGAGGGCTGAGGCCGAGATCAAAGAATACATTTAAGTGCTTGGCTACGGCATACTCAGCAGTAACGCCTTGTGCATCTATATCTAGCCCGGCCATGTTAGCCTTCTTCATATCCTTGATATTGTTGCCTCTGGACAGCACGGACCGTAAGTGTCCTACGTGCTGGCACATCATGACTTCGTCGTCAGTTAAATTAATCTCAATCATTTCGTGATCCCATTTGAGTAAGTGCATTTGCCTGTCTTTTTTCTTTCTGAATTAGCTAAGGCTCTCCATGCTACCTGGTCCCACTCCTCGTCAATAATGTGTCGAATGAGTGCGTCCAATTCGTCAGCGGACTTGTCCATGTCCCAATGAAGTGGCTTGTCGGGGTGATGCTGTTGGTTGCCCAGATAGCTGAGATGAGCTACGGCGGCTAGTGCGTGAGGGAAATATAAAATAAGGCCAGAATACATTGGGTATTTCTTGCGTTCTTTTGCGTCAGTTGGTAGTGCTTTGTTCATAGTTATATTAGTTGCGGCTGAACGCTTTTGATTCGTTCTTGAGCGATGTTAAAATACTTCTCGACCTTCTCAATGCCGATGAAGTGACGATTGAGTTGTGTGGCTATCTTGCCCGTAGTTCCAGATCCAAGGAAGGGATCGAAGACGGTGTCGCCTTCGTTGCTCCACGAAACAATATGGTCGTGAGCTAGCTGTTCTGGAAAAGGCGCAGGATGTTGTTGTTTCGTTTCTCCAGCGTATTGCCAGATGTTAGGTAATTTACCGCCTCCAATATTGTAAGTCCCTCTCTTGATACTACCATCCTTTTGTCTCCTAGTGGTTTTACCTACGGCTCCTGTTGCTGGATATGTCTTAATCACACCGTGTGTATTTTTACCTTTTGAGAAGACGAACATATACTCAAAGGATTGTCCGTATCTATGAGATTTATGGGGCATCCCTGATCCAAACTTCTGGTATATCATAGTGTCATTGAGGGAGAACCCACAATCCATAGCATAAAGAGCTTGCTTGAAACTGGTGCCAGTCTCGCTTCCTTGAATAGTAGAATCTCCAACTACCCACACGACAACTCCACCCTCCTTGGTCACTCGGTATAATCCATCTATGACCTGCTTCCAAATACCCTCATGCCATTGCAAGCTACCCTCATACGTTCTTAGATTATCGTAAGGAGGCGATGTAACTGTCAGGTCTATGCTTTTCTTGGGCATATTGTCCATCTGTTCGATGCAGTCCCCATGTATTATTGTTGCGTTCATAATTATTGTTTTACGATGGGTTCCATTCTTAGCATCCAGTAAAGGTTAGCCGCGGCTTTGGCTACACGGATACCCCACTGGCTTTCTTCGTCCGTCCACTCGTAGTGCATATGTTCTGCTGTCTCGCAGTCCACAATGACGGATCTAATTTTGGGCAGGTAAGGTAACTTCTGTAGGTGCATCAGCATAAATGCTTCAATGGCTAGCTGACAGCAGTCCTTCTGGTATCGTTTGGCCTTACCCTTAGTATTGATACGGCACTTGTAGTCCGCTAGAAATATTCTGGAGTCCTTGATACCAATGAAGTCAACGGAGCCAGCAATCTTGATGCCCCCGTGACTGACTATCTTTTCACAGCCCAAGGCTTGGACACTGTTGTCATCGATCCATTCCAGAAACGGCATGGCCCACTTGTCCCAGCATGACTTACCAGGGTGTTCGTCAATGCCCAGAACGTGGTGATTTATCATACGCTCTATAGTTCCGTGAACCGATGTGCCGAACTCATGCGATGGGATTAACTCACCATCCTTTGGGTGCGGTCTCGTTCCGTAAACCATCTCAGCAAGGTCGGACCACGGCCTGTGCGGATGCTCTCTTGCTAGGTCAGTAATCATCCTTGGCTTATATACTTCATCAAGGAATGCGTCCTTGACTATGCCCAGCACGGTCGTGACTGACGGATAAACGTCTGCTCCAGCTTTACGAGCCTGTGCAGGAGTCCCCACCTCGGCCTCGAACTGAGGCTCCGATGGGTTCTGGCAGTT